GAACAAAGGGTTCTGCTGATGCAGTTTATTACTTGTATCTATACGAAATCGTAATGTTGAATGGAAAGTCTTTTGCAGACGTTCGTTCGATTTATGACGTTGCAACTCCAAAGAGATATGCAGACGTTATTTTAACAAATGGACAAGCGAATTTACAAGAAACATCGTTCAATTCGATGATCTTTAAACTTCCATATTCTTCAATTAAAACACTTCGCGATACTTCACAAAACGTTGAAACATCATTTAGATTTAAGAAGAAGTTTTCCGTTTCGTTTAGTTCTGGTCTTGCTACAATTGCGACAGATGTTGTTACTGAATCATTCGTTGGAACTGGAACTTTAAATAGCGCACAAAAGAATGATTACTACATGGTAGTCATTAACAATGCTGGCGCTAACGTAGAGACAACTTCATTAAGTGGAACTGCAACAATTAGTGCTGGATCAAACATTGTTTCTGGATCAAGTACAGCATTCACTACACAGTTTAGTGTTGGCGACTTTATTAAAATCAATGGTCTAACAAGAGCGGTTGCATCTATTGCAAACTCCACATATTTGACATTGACTGCAGTTCATCCTACTGGTGCATCTTCTGCAGCAATTACAAAACTACTTCCAACTGGAAGCGTATTGTCTCTTTCGACAAATGGTGGATCTGGAGCAGCAAGAACTGTTTCTGTCACATCACCAGGAACGGCAGTAATTGATGTAAAAGAACCAGCTACGTTCACAGCTGACGTTATCGTTTCGATGGATCGTGGTACTGCAAGAGAAAAAATTAAAACTCTTAGCTATCAAACACAAGCGAACATTAATCCAAACACGCATATAAATGGATTGTCTGGACCGTTCGGCTTAGGATACGGCGACATTTATAGTCTTCAAGGCGTCTATCAATCATCGTCATTCTCAATTCCTGCAACAACAAGCAACACAAATGTAACAGCATATTACACTCTAGACAATGGTCAAAGAGATTATGCATATGAGCATGGAACAATCAAACCAATCACTGGTTATGTTCCTACTGGAAGATTGCTTGCTGTTTTCAATAACTTCGTTCATGATACATCACAAGGTGTTGGTTATTGCTCTGTAGATTCTTATCCAGTAAATGATGTTACTACATCAAACACTACAATTTCTACAGCAAATATTCCATCTTTTGAAAGCCCATCAACAAAAACGATTTATAATCTTAGAGATTGTATCGACTTTAGACCAATCAAGACTGCAAACACTTCATTGAATCCTATTGATGATGCGACATATCAAATTCCAACATTTGGTCTTCGTGTTCCACAATCTGGTTCTGACTTTGGTGCCGATTTAATTTTCTACAAAGGTAGAGTTTCAAAAGTCTATATCAACAATCGCGGTGTATTTGGTATCAATGATGGTGTTCCAGCAAGTTCTGGAAATCAGCTTCCATTGTCACCACCAACAAAGCCCGATACTTTAGAATTAGCAGAAATCATTGTTCCAGCTTATCCTTCGCAACCAAAAGACGTTCAAATCAAATTGTTGAAAAACAAAAGATTTACTATGCGTGACGTTGCAAAGATTAATGAAAGATTGGAAAGACTTGAATACTTTACAGCATTAAGTTACTTAGAGAAGCAAGCATCTGATAAGACTGAACTTGACTCAGATGGAATTGATAGATTTAAGAACGGATTGATTGTTGATCCATTCTCTGGATTCTCCGTTTCAAATCCAAGATCATCTGACTGGTCAGCAGCTATCAATAAACAAGATCGTTATTTGACTTGCTACCAAGACAATGCAAACGTTGTTGGAATGCGCTACACATCAGCATCTTCTACTACGACATTGAAGACTGGTAACAAAATTATGTTACCTTATAGTGAAATCACAAATGCTGGTCTAATTCAAGCGTATGCATCTAAGCCATTAAGTCTTGCAGAATCTTTGAATTTTGTTTGGACTGGCGAAATGTCAGTAATGCCATACGTTGATAACTTCTTCGACACAGTAAATAATCCAACTACTGCAATTGTATACAATGACACAGGTGACGCAGATAACTGGAGAGCATTAGTTGGTGCATGGAACGCTGAAGTTTCACCACTAACCCAACATTGGGTTGGATCAAGTTTACAAACAACAGAAGTTGGTGGAGTTAAATCTGCATCATCTTCTGGTAATTTTAATATTACAACAGCTCTTCAAGAGAATACAAAACTTGCATTCAATCAATTAGCTGCTGGTACTCAATCTACAACTTCAAAACAAGATGTTGCATTTGATCGTGTTGTAAACGTGACAACAAGTCTTTGGATGAGACAAAGACAATTTGTCATTAATGCAACTGGCTTGAAAAACAATTCAAGAATTTATGCATTCTTTGATGGTATCAATGTAACAGCAAGCTGCATTCAAATCAAATTAAGAGCAGGAACAACTCTTCAATCATTGAATAGTCTATATGATAACACAGGCTATTTGACTGGAAGTGGAACTTATTGGGACACAGTTGCTAATGGTGCAACAGATAGTCTTTATGTTAAAGAGAATCAAGTTTATCTATTGTTTACAGTTCCATCGAAATCATTCTATGTTGGACAAAGAGAGTTTAAAGTAACAGATAGTTCAACAAACTCTGATACTGATGCTACAACTAGCGCAAGAAATATTATTTTCGCGCAAGGTATTCAACAAAAGACTAGTGCTGTAACAGTAAACACAAGACCTTCGAATGTTTCTTTTGCTGGTAAGAATAATCTAACAGCTTTAGGAAGAACATTAACAACAGAAGAAAGAGTAGAATCTTCACGTTCATCTGTTACCGTTGGTCAAGCTGCAAAGACTAGAGATCCAGTTTCTCAAAGTTTCTATGTTGATCCGAACACATATTCAAAAGGTTTCTATGTAACATCTATTGACTTGTACTTTAAAACAAAGTCAGCTGATAACAATAGAAATGTGCGAGTAGAAATTCGCGAAATGATTAATGGATATCCGTCATCTGAAGTTGTTGGTCTTGGTGATGAAGCTATTGTAAACAATGCCAATATCAATGTAAGTGACACAGCAGCTACCGCTACTACATTTACATTTAAGAATCCAATCTATTTGAGTTCTGGTAATGATTACTGTTTCTCTATCAAACCAGAGAACAATGACTCAGACTATTCGATTTGGGTTGCAGAGACAAATGCGATTGACATTACAAATGCTGAGAACAATACAAGAATTGAATCTGCATACAATACTGGAATGCTATTCACATCATCTAATGATAAAGTTTGGACAGCAAGACAAAATCTAGACGTTAAATTTACAATGAAAATTGCACAATTTGACACGACTGCAAAGATTGCTTACTGGACAAATATTCCAGTTACAACAGCATTCACATATGATGCATTGCAGTCAATGATCGCAGATCAAATTCTTCCTGGTACAGCTATCACTTATGCGATTAAGACTGCTGATTCTTCGTATCTAGTAGACACAGATTATAGTGAAATCAAGAACTATGAAAGATTGGTTCTCAGCTCAAGAAAGCAGATTTCGACAACATCTGCAGAAACCGCAAGTAGCTTTAAATCTTTACAATTGAGAGCAACTCTATCGACTACAAATCAATATATCACACCATATATTGACAATGAAAACATTCTATTTAATTTCTCAAAAAATGTTATCAACAATGACGTAAGCACCTCAGTAGGTGGAACTGTTACATACACTTCTGGAACAAACTTCGTTGTTGGTAATGGAACAACATTTACGTCAAGTGTTTTTGCTGGTGAGTATGCAGACTTTGGTATTGATTATCGTAGAATTGCTTCTATTGCAAACAATACATATTTGACAGTCACTAATAACTTTGCATCATCAAACGTTGCAAATCAAACAATGACAATTCGAAATGAAGAACATCCTTCCGGAACATACACATCACAATCGAGATATATTACAAAAGTCGTAACGTTAAATGACGGCTTTGAAGCGTCTGATTTAGTAGTCTACTTGAATGTTAATCGTCCACCAGGATCTTCAATTAAAGTCTATTGTAAAGTATTGAATGAGAATGATACAGATAGTTTTGATGACAAGTTCTATACTCTTATGGAACTATCTGGAACAGAAACGTTTACATTGAATGCTTCTGAATATAAAGAAGAAAAGTATGTTATACCAACAGCATCAAAGACTGGCGGTTCAACACTATTGACTGGTAATGTTGCGATTTCAAATGTAAGCACAACAGTTAGTGGAACATCAACTCGTTTCATTGAAGACTTAAAGATTGGAGACACAATTGCAGTTGGAACAGCGAGAACACAAAAGGTTGTTACCACAATTGCAAACAATACTTCATTGACTGTCGATTCAGTATTCTCGACAGTGGCATCTTCACAAGACATTTTGAAAGTGCTAAATAATGCAGTTGCTTACACTACACCAGATGCAAGAACTTTCCAGGGCTTTAAATATTTTGCAATTAAGATTGTATTCCTTTCTAGTTCAGCAAGTTACTCTGCAAAAGTGAAAGATTTAAGAGGAATTGCATTAGCATGATGATATTAGAAAAAATTGCTATCATTGAACCTAGTAACGGGTTTACAGAAAGAGATGCAAGTTCGAAAGCATTGTTGAACACAGATGTGGATTCTCTTTTAAAATATAAAATTCAAAAGAGAAAACTTTCTGATATAAATAAGAGTAGAGAAGAGATTAACGAAATTCACGCTGAAGTCGATCAAATCAGAAACGATATTCGCGAGATCAAGAATCTATTGTTAACCATAACTGGAAAATAAAAAGATGGCAATTTCAAATATACAGTTAAACAATACGTTTAACGATTTTAGAACAGCATTTAATACTGCTGCAAACACTATCACAGCACTTACGGATGGTGGAAGCGGAAGTATAATTACAAATGCAGTAACCGCGAATACGATTACAGCAAACAATTTAACATCTGGTCGCGTTGCTTTAGTTGGAACTGGTGGTCTAGTTCAAGATGATGCTGGGTTGACATATAACACAACAACGGATGTGTTAACAATTAATGGTGGAATTGTAACGGCGAACGTTACTGCAAATAATTTAACATCTGGTCGTGTCGCTATTGTTGGAACTTCAGGAATCATTCAAGACGATTCTGGAATGACATACAATCCGACAACGGACGTATTGACACTTTCTGGTGGAACTGAATCAGCGAATTCTACAAGTGGAACACTAGTAGTTTCTGGTGGTGTTGGAATTGGAAAAAATCTTTATGTTTCTGGTAACACATTTATTACTGGAAACTTGACTGTTTTAGGTGGAAACACAGAAATCAGTACAACACAAATTAACGTCAATGACCCATTAATACAATTAGCTAATAATAATACTTCTGATCTAGTTGACATTGGTATCTTTGGACAATATAATGCGGGATCAGGAAACGTTCACTCCGGCATCTTTAGAGATTCTACAGACGGTGTTTGGAAACTGTTTAGAGCGTACTCTACAGAGCCAACTACAAAGATTTCCCCAACATCAAATAACTTTGCATATGCTGACTTCGCAGTCAATGCTCTAACTGCAAATAGTTATGTTTACTTGAATAATCAAAACGTACTAAGACTTGGATCATCTGCAAACGCAAACTATGTTGGATTAAGATCCAGTGCCGCAGTTGGTGCAAACGTTACATGGACACTACCAGCTACAGACGGAAGTGTAAACCAAGGTCTTGTCACTAACGGATCTGGTGTACTTTCTTTTGCTACTGTTCTAACTCCTCCATCGGGTGTTGCGAATTCGATTCAGTACAACTCTGGATCTTCGACATTTAGTGGAAGTGCAAATCTAATTTATGACGGCGCAAACGTAACAATCGGTTCGACTGGTTCATTAAGACTAGCATCTTCAAATGCTAACTATGTTGCAGTTAGATCAGGATCAGCAGTTGGTGCTAACGTTACTTGGACTCTTCCAACATCTGATGGAACAGCTGGTCAAGCACTAGTCACAAACGGAACTGGAACACTTTCATTCGCAGCCGCTGGTGCAACAGTAAGCAATACAAGTTCAAGTAGCACATTCTATCCAACAATGTCTTCTGCTACTACAGGAAGTTTAACTACAGCGTATGTTACAGGCAATGCGTTGTATTATGTTCCAAGCACAGGAACATTAAGTGCAACAAACTTCAACTCACTCTCTGACATGGCGTTGAAAGATAACATTATGACACTTGAAAATCCAATGAACATTCTAGAACAGCTTACTGGTGTTCAATTCACATGGAAAGACAACGGATTGAAGAGTTCTGGCGTGATCGCTCAAGATATTGAAAAAGTTCTTCCTCATCTAGTTTCTGCTGGCGAGAATCATAAGACAGTTAACTATCTTGGTATCATTCCATATCTAATCGAAACGATTAAAGAATTGAATGAAAGAATTAGTTCTTTAGAGTCAAAGCCAAAGCGTAGTAAAAAGAATTAATTTTAGAAGAAAACTAAAATGGCATTTTTAGAAAACGGCAATACAATTATCAATGACTCTGGTAACGGAGCATTTACATCATTAACCGTTACTGCTAATAGTAGAATCTACATTGGTCAAAACTTCTATACGACTGCTGCTGGAAATATATTTCAAGGCACACGATACGGATACGTTGGTGTAGGATATTCTACACCAACTATTACAACATTATCAAGTATTCAAAGATTTTCATTTGTAAATGATGGTAATGCATCAGTCATCGGCGATATGCAAATGAGAAGTAGAGATGCTGGATTAAGTTCATCTGCTACTAACGGATATCAGGCTGGAGGATTTACGCAATACATTGCGACAATTCAAAAGTTTCCTTTTGCAGTTGATTATGGTGTTAAAGCGACAACAGTTGGAAGATTTTTAACTTATCCAAGCACATCTCCTGTATCTGGGCAACCAAACTTACACGTTAACTGCGGACAATCTTCAATTCCATATGGATATGGATATAGTTCTGGTGGCGCCTGGTCTACTTCGGTACCAAGAATTTTCAAATATTCATTTTCTTCGGATGCTGATTCTATTCCTGTAGGCAATTTAACTTCTGCCGCATATTCTATGGCTGGATTATCCTCCACTACAAGCGGATATACTGCAGGTGGATATTCTAATTCTCCTCATGCATTCGACACAACTCCAGCACCATATTTTAGAAGTAAAATAGATAAGTTTCCATTTGCAACAGATACTAATGCTACAACAATAGGAAATCTAACTGCAAATAGAAATAGACCATATGGAGGATCTTCTCCAACCTCTGGATACGTGGCTGGTGGATCGTTAAATTTGACTCCAGGAAATGAAATTAGTGGAATTCAAAAGTTTCCATTTGCATCAGACACTAATGCTACAGCACAAACTGCAACTTTAACAGCTGGAAAATATTCAGGCGGAGATGCTTCCTCAGTTGGATTTGGATATGCTGTTGGCGGAAATTCTATTAACCAAGGTACACTCTATTCATCTATCGACAAATATTCATTTACCAATGATACTAATGCTGCATCAATTGGAAATCTAGTAATGGTAGTTCGAAATCAAACTGGCGGCCATCAAGTATGAAATCTCATTTAACATTCAATCTATAAAGTAATAGAACCATGGCATTCTTACAATCAGGAAATACAGTTGTTGCGGATAGTGATGCTAATACAGTTTTTAGTAACATTAGCATTCAGGGCGGCGCATTAGTATTTACAGCTGCGCTAGACGGTTATGGTGGAACTATTTCTGGGTACTCTTCAGGAAATCCTGGTCCAGGTTATGGTCAAACACAGGTTTATGAAAAATTCCCATTTGCTACAGATAGCAATTTTGTAACTGCTGGGGCGTCACTCGAAACTTTTTCTGGACGATCCTCGGGATATTCGTCAACAACTAATGGATTTCATGTTCCGCAATATGGTGCGGCAATTGCTAAAGTTTCATTTGCAAGTGATTCTATTTGGTCTCTAGCTGATAATTATAGACTCAATTCACCAAATACACAGCATTATGCTACACAAGCAAATTCTAAAGAGCATGGGTACATGAGTGGAGGAAGAGATCCTGGTAATGCGGCTACAGTGACTGATATGACTAGATTTTCACTTTTGTCCGATACGAACGGAATCAACACTGGATCTTTAGGTAGTGCTAAAGAATTCGCTTCTGGTGCTAGTGATCAGTCTGGAGGTAATGGATTTGTCATGGGTGGGTCAGCTATACAAACTGGTTACATAAATGTTAGCACGGTTGATAAATTTCCATTTTCAAGCACAACTCCAACAACTTCTATTGGAAATTTATTTCATGTATATACTGGAAATCCTCATGGAGTGTCATCAGCGACTCACGGATATACTGCTGGTTATGTTACTGGAAACCCTGTAGCCTCTACAACTAGAATAACTAAATTTCCATTCGCCGCAACACCCGGAACAACTGGAACACTTGTTGGAGATTTAGACTTTACTCCAGGATTTGTAACAAACAATTGTCATAGTGGTACAACATACGGATATAGATGTTCTGGTTATGGTGGAGCAACACCAGTCCCAAGTCCAGCAGCTTTTCCTCACGAAAGAAGATATTCTAAATTTGCTTTTGCTTCCGATGGAAACGCAACTAACGTTGGGAATCAGACTATTGGTGGTTACGGCTCTGCATGTTTCATGGATTAATTTTTAAACTTTAAAAATATAAAGACTAAAAATGGCATTTCAAAGATCAGGTAATACACTTATTTCAGCTACCAGAACTATGTCTTTGGCACAATTCAATGTGACACAAGACACAGGAGTTATTGAAGTTTTGACTGCTCCTCCAGCGGTTGGGACTGTAGCTGCATATACAAGTGGCGGACAAACTGTACCATCATATACCTCTAAAGTTGAGAAGTATCCATTTGCAACAGACACTAACGCAACAAGTATTGGGAATTTAAATTATGCTCGTCGCGATATGTCAGGACATTCGTCAGCAACGGCATCATTTACAGCTAACGGATATAACGGCCCATCTCAATTTGAAGTCATTGAGCAATTTCCATTTGCAACTGCTTTACCAGCAACTTCTTTTAACGTTGGAATTACACTTTCAAATTTTGGGAATCCAACGTTTAATAAAGGATATTTTTCAGATAGTGCTGGATTATCATCTCCAACATACGGATTCATTGTTGGTGGATGGAGAAGTAGTGGACCAACATCATCTCCCCTGTTTTCACAAAAATATAGCTCACTTCATAGATTTGCTTTTTCTCATACATACGGAAGTACCAGTGCTTATGACATTGGATTTGGAATGGCGAATAGAGTAAAAGGAGCAGCGATAAGTGGTTCAGCAAAAGGATATGTTGCTGGAGGAACTTATGCTCCAACCAATGACTCTACATATGCGAATAGTCAAATACGCAATGTTCCTTTTGCTTCTAATGCAAATGCAACATTAGGTGGATACTTAGCAACAGGAAGAACAAGTGTTAGTGGCGGCGGAAGTACAGTTAGTGGATATGTTTTTGGTGGTGTTACGACAATTCCTGGAACAATAACATCTTCGGTTGAAAGATTTCCATTTGCATCAGACACTAATGCAACAAGTTTAGGAAATTTAGCTACAACTATATCAGAACTTGGTCCGACTTCATCAACGTCATCATCTCATTTTTACATTGCTGGTGGAGCAACAACATACGCACCACCAGCTGTTTATGTTGCAACAATTACAAAGTATCCATTCTCATCTGAGACTTCAGCATTCTCTGTTGGGAATTTGACAACTCCGACTTACGGACATACAAATACTCAAGATTGACATTTAAAATTCTTTCATATATAATGTATATCTGATGAATATAAAATGAGGTAGTATGAATCAATTACATTTTTGTGGCGGACTTCCAAGAGCAGGAAGCACCGTGTTAATGAATATTCTACAACAAAATCCCAAAATCTTTACTACATCCACATGTGCGTTGTATGGGCTTTTGCATGAGCATATGCTTATCAAATCTAGATATAGAGAACAATTTCAAGCAATGTCTGTGGAACAAGCTGATAAAGCAATGTATGGTGCGGTACATGGAGAAGCTAAAGGATGGTTTGAAGGTCTCACAGATAAACCTTTTGTAATTTCAAAAAATAGAGCATGGTCTAATCTATTTCATCTATTTCCAAAATCAAAATACATATGCATGGTTAGAGATTTAAGAGATGTTGTTGAAAGTTTTGAAAGAGTTGGTGAAAAAACTTTAGCATTACATTCATTTAGTGATGATATGAGTATGACCACAGCAATGCATGATGCTGAAAAATATAAATATTATTTTCAAGAAACAAACTCAGTCTCTATTGCGATTCAAAGCGAAATTCCTAGATTGATGGAAGTCTTTAAAAAAGATAGAAGTAAAGTGTTTTTTCTTAGATACGAAGATTTCACAATAGAACCAATCTACATGTTGAAGCAACTATATAATTTCTTAGAACAAGATTGGTTCGAACACGATTTAGACAACATTCAACAATCATTTATTGTAGAACATGATCATGCATACTTTAGAGAGAAAACTGATCATGTGACAAATCCAGTTTTTCAAACTTATTCTAAACCAAAAAGAACTTTACCTGAAGAATTTCATACTAATGTTATGAAAAATTTTGAGTGGTTTTATAGAGGATTTTATCCAAATGAACTTACATCCAATTGAATATCAAGGTCTAACAACCTTCATTACACAAAGCAAAGTTTCTGATCTTGCTGTAGAACAAGCTATACAAACTTTTAAAACTTTACGTCCTAGACCAGGAACAACTGGCACTGGTGTCGATAAAGCCAAAAAAGATTCTTTAGATATTTCATTGCCACCAAATCATTGTCTACTATTGCAAGATGAAATTATGCAAATAGTTTCAGACTATTTTGCATATTATAATTTAGAATCTTTCGTTCCTGAATTAGCTATGATTGAACATATGAATATTCAGAAGTATCCATTAAAAGGTGCATATCATTTAATTCATGCTGATCGCGGATATGAAGATAGAAATGCATTTCGCGAACTCGTTTGGATGACATTTCTAAATGATGTTCACACTGGCGGAGAGACTGAATTTATGTTTTATAAATTAAAGATCAAGCCAGAAAAAGGATTGACTTTAGTATGGCCTGCTGGATGGACACATTTGCATCGTGGACTTCCGTCACCGACTACTGAAAAAATGATTGCTACTGGATGGTTTACTCCATTGACTGTAGTAAACTTTATTCCTAACGTTTTTAAATTATAATGAAAAGAGGTTGAAACATGGATACTATTGAATTTTTTGAAAAAAATGGTTATGTTGTTTTAAGTGGCGCATTATCAAAAGATGAATGCAAAAAATTAACTGAGCACATGTTCGATTTGCAAAAACAAGGCAAAACGACTAAAGATGAACAATGTCCACTTTCTGACGCTGTTTACGGTGATCCTATTTTTGATAATCTTCTTCAAAAATTTGCTACACCAATTGGTAAACAAGTTGGTAAAGAATTGCTTCCAACTTATACATACGCAAGAATTTATAGACCAGGAGAAGTTTTAAAGAAGCATAAAGATCGACCAGCTTGCGAAATTAGTGCCACAATGACATTAGGATTTGATGCTGAACCAATTTGGCCTATTCTTTTTGATGAAGAAAAACGTAGAGTTGTCGAATTGGATGTCGGCGAACTTGCAGTCTATAAAGGGTGTGACATTGCACATTGGAGAAATGAATTCAAAGGTCAATGGCACGTTCAATTGTTCATGCATTATGTAGATGCAAATGGTCCATACAAAGATCATTATAAAGATGGTCGTGATAATTTTGGAACTTTAAAGGGTGGAAACGTTCAAAACAACAATCAAGATTCTGGTGTAATTCGACAAGAAGATGGTGTGGTTCGTTTAGATCCTAATAGACGTTTTGGTCGTCCAATTCATCACGGCGTAATCATTCCAAATCCAGATGAACATTATCCAGGATACATGTGCATTGATAAAGGCATTTTTCCAGAATTGAGATTTACAAAAGAAGAATGTGAAAAAATCATTTCATTGTCTAAAAAAACTTATGGAAATGATGCTTCTATTGGAACACTCGATTCAGCAGTTAATGCAAAAGTTCGTTCTGCAGAAATTTATAATGTAGAGTATAGTGAACAAAATGCATGGATTCATGATAAGATTGCAAGAATCGTTTCTATTGCAAATACGATTCATTTTGATTTTGATATTAGTGGCATTTTACATGGCATTCAATTGATTCATTATAAATCAAAAGATGAAATTCCTGGACACTATGATTGGCACGTTGATGCTGGTCCAGGTAATGCTGCTACAAGAAAAATTTCATTTACAGCACAATTAAGTGAACCAAATGACTATGAAGGCTGCGAATTGATTATAAATAATCATGGAGTACAAGTAACGGGAACTAAAGAACAAGGATCTGTTCATTTGTTTCCGAGTTTTATGTTACACAAAGTTACGCCTATCACAAAAGGTGATAGATTTGCATTAGTGATATGGATTCATGGATACAGGAGATTTAAATAATATGGAAAATAACTCAATTGAAAAATCGTCAACCGGTGGTGAAGTTGCAATTTACGAATCTATTCGTAGAGATTTAACGACTGGTGCTACAAAAATTAATGTTCCTCTAAGCTACGTTTTTGGTAGAGGATTGATTGGCGATAAAGATAGTTTTGGCGGAAGCACATTGAATGAGAATAGTGCTAAAGTCGATCAAGCATTAGCTAACGTAGAAGAACTACAAAGCATTTGGAACCATAGTCACACTCAGTGGACTTGGAGACACCTAAATCTTTCGTATCATTCACCAATTCGAAACATGCGTCAAGTCGCTGCAGAAATGGCTTCAAAGAAAGCTGCTCTTAGCGAAGCTAAATGGCGTCAAGTAGAAAGTGAAATGAAGATGCGTAAGATTGAAGAAGAACTCAATAGAGGTTTAGAAGAAGGCACTATTGATTATTGGCGCGAAGTTGATTTAAAAATCAAACTTGCAAAGATGAAAGAAGGTGCATCAACTGGAACTTTATACATTGAAGGTGCAATGAAAGACGTTCTAGCACTTAATGACTTGTACGAACAATTAAAAGCAAAAGTTACAGGATTTTCTGAGCATGATGTTGAAAAAGAAGAAACTAAATCACATCTTCAAAGATCATTAGTTCAATGTATTCGTGACGTAAGAGAGCGTGGTGCAATCTCTAAAGGTGAGCAAGAATACATTGAACAGATTGGTGTAAATCCAATGAAACTTCAAGGCTTGTTGCAGAAGTATGTTGCATCAGAAGCTGAAGAAGACAATTGGAGTGTTAGTGGATTATATGAATTCGTTGATAAACTTACTGATGAGTTGGCTGACGTTTATAAAGTTGACCATAAGAGAATGGAGCTGCAAGGATTCAATCCCGAACCAGTTGCGGATTACTCTTATATAAATAAAGTAGCACTGTTATCTAACAACAATAAGGAAGAATAAAAATGGCAGTAATCGAATACATGCTAGTTAAAGAAGGTGCTGGAAGAAAAGTTCCAGAGTTTATTGGTGATCGTGGACATTGGTTTAATCCATCAGATAACTCATGGATTGGCTGGGTTGCTGATACTCGCGATTACTATGTTCCAGACACCATCGTTTATTTGACAAAAGAACAATTTGTTGCAAGACAATTAGCAATTCATGCAGTTAGTCCAATCAAAGGACCATTAAACATTATTGATCAAATTAACGGTGTTATTGCTCCAGATTTAACTGAAGCTGAAGTAGTAACTAATGCTGAAGAGTGGTATGACCACTTTGTTAGCTTTAATACTCAGCATAATCCATAATAAAGGCGATAATATTATGCCAGAAATCATGCTTGCTAAAAGAATTTTAGAATTGTCGGAAGATGAACTAGCAATTGCTTTGAAAAAAGTCGCAATGGAAGATAGATATGCATTCGAACTCTTTTTAGAAAAACTAGAAGAACTTTAAATGACAATAAGAATCAAAAAAGATTCCATTGAATTTGTCGATGACAACAATGGAACTACTTTTACATTAAAAGAAACTACCACTGGATTTACTTTTGATGGTGCGATTACATCATTTAGACAAGAAGACTTGCTGAACCAAGGTTCAGTTGCTGGCTTTGCTACTGGTGGAACAAATACAGCAGGAAATGCAACTTCTGTAATAGATAGAATTCCATTTGCTGCAGGTGGACAAAATAGTACATCAGTTGGTAACATGGTTCAAGCTATTAGTCAACGACGTAATTGTGGAATGTCTTCAAAAACTCATGGATATGCACTTGGTGGATATCATGGATCAATCGGAGGCTCTGCAAAAATTGAAAGATTTCCATTCACCACTAGTGCTGGTGCGTCTGACATAGGAAATTTATCACGAGGAGTCTCTGTCAGTACAACTAGTCATGTATATGCATCTTCACAAATTGGATTTAATAGTACCGGGTTTAATGTTGGACCGCCCGGCTCGGTGGCTCGAACTGAAATGGAAAGAATTCAATTCGTAACTGAACAACCAGCATTTACCGTGGGGTATATGAGCACCGGAAGAGCAGATTGTGGGGCGGTTAGTTCTCAAGTTCATGGATATTTTATTGCAGGAACGACAGGTTCTCCTCAACCAAGTTATACTACCGGCGCAACTTTAAGATTTCCATTTTCTGGTCAGGGATGGGGCGGAATATCTTTAACACAAACATATACTGGTGGCAGCTCTTCTTGGTCAGCATATCCATGGACAGATGTTCCAGCATCTAGTAATTTTGGAAGAAGTGGATATCAAACTGCAACTGCAGGAATTATTGCATCAGGATATTCAACCTCAGGATCACCGTGGCAAAAATCTGTATACAAATTTACTTGGGCTGCAGACACAACTCATAATTTCGTTGGAGATGTAGATATCTCAAATCCAGTTACTGGAATTCTTGGTAGAGGGACACCAGCATCACCATTTCAATCTACAGAATATGGATATGCTACTGGTGCAACTGAAGGTGGTCCATCTCCAGTTACACAAACTTGGATCATGAAATTCCCATTTGCAGCAGAACTTGCTCATCAATATATTGGTGATACTACAGCAAGTCATCAAAACGGTTCTGGTCATCACTTCTAAAAAGAAAAAGACTCATGGCAATAACAATAAATTCAGATAGAATTACGATAGGTTCGAAGAATATTGTAATTGTTCCTAATGGAATCATGATTGAACATGGAACTTTTTATGCACCGGAACTTTCTGCTGGTCAAGTTCGTGGAGTTCTTGGCGTTCAAGGAACTGTTGCTGGATATGTTGTTGGTGGAAGTGCATCACCCAATTCCCCACTCGCAACTGGCGCACAAACGATAGAAAGATATCCATTTGCAACAGACACAAATGCAACTCAATTGCCTGGTGTTTTGTATCAGGATGGTACGCCTGGTGGTGGTTGGAGAGCAATTAATTCAGCAGTGTCATCTTCTACATATGGATATCATTTCGGCGGAAACGCTCAACCAGCTAACTCATCACTCGACACTATCGGAAGATTTCCATTTGCAAATTCTTGGTCTACTGGCAGTAACGTAGGAACATTAACTTCTCCAAGAGAACGTAATCCAGCATCAGCATCAACTCAAAACTATGGATATGCATTTGGTGGTTTAGATGGATCATTACCTGGTGGTGGACAATCTGTCACTAAAATTGAAAGATTTCCATTTACAGCAGAAACAACAAATTCTACTTTAGTTGGGGCTTTAACTAGAAGTGCAATGTGGGGAACTATTGCTCAAACAGCAGATAAAGCATATCATAGCTGTGGCCAAGTGACTTCCGGCGCTTCGGATTATTTTGAAAGATATGCACTTGCTTCAGAGTTTGGAAATTCGTTATTGATTGGGAATTTCCCTATTGGAACATATGCTGCAACGGGACATTCATCAACTACTAGCGGATATCATATTGGTGGTATTCGTGGAGGCGGCTTTAATCCAGATAGAACATCATACATTTACAAGTATCCGTTCGCTACTGAAGTGATATCAAATATTGGATCAGTTCCTACAGTGAGAATTTACGGCAGCGGATCAAGTTCTACAGTTTCTGGATATATTGCAGGCGGATCGAATTCTGCTCCTCCAGGCGTACCAACGTTGGGTAACACTATAGTTAAATTCCCATTTGCTACAGATACAACATATACAAGTGTTGGAACATTAAGTAGAGAAAGATTGGGTTCAGGGGGAGCACAGTACTAAAATGACAATCAAACTTTATCCAGATCGCATTGAAATTGGATCTTTCACATTATCTGAAACAGGTAGCGGAATTGTTTTCGATGGTCAGGTTCAAGCTGATAGATTCTATAAATCTGGCAAACAAGGTAGAGTTGCTGGATATACCTATGGTGGATATGTCTCTAATAGAATAAAGAGATTTATTTTTTCCACTGGTTCAAATCAAGTTGATGTTGGATATGTTTATGGATCAGGTCCAGGCAATCCAGCATACTCAAGAGGAACTGGAGGATCTTCTTCTGAAACTCATGGATATTCATTTGGTGATGGCGGTGGTCCAAGCAATCCATTGTTTTCATCAAATATTAAAAAGTTTCCATTTGCAGAATCAAGTTCAAGTTCTGTAACTGTAGCTTTGTGTGGAAATCTTCCAACTGCAGGAGACACTCCAAAACATCATCAATCTGCAGAAGCAACTTACTATTCGGCACCTTCACCAACACCGTCTGGAATGAGTTATTATAAATGGTTATATGCAACAGATTTTGGTTCAGTTATTCAGTCTAATGACTTTAAGGTAGGTCCGGTGGCTATTTCTTCAGTAGTAAATTCAATGACGCATGGATATAGTTCTGGTCAATACTCTGGCCAGAAAACCGCGACGAGATTTCCATTTGCAAATAATAATCCAACAACTCAAGTTTCTGATATGCTTTATTATAGATACTCTGGAAAGGGAGTTTCGGGTCAAACTCACGCATTTATTTTTGGTGGTGCATCGTATACTTCAAACACACCAACTCCAGGATATTCGCCTGTTCAGCTTGCGGAAAGATTTCCTTTCACAACTCTTTCAACTTCTATTGCTGTCGGATCGCTGAATAATGCACCACCAATTGGTGACATACCAGCATCAACAAATGAGAGTCAAACTCACGGATATACTACAAAAAGTTCTCCTGTAGGATATGCTCCATGGTCTCTTACAAGATTTCCTTTTGCTACTTGGGATGTTGGCGGTTCAGCTGAAGCAGCTTCATCTCCAACTGGGTTTGATGATATATATCTTTCAAATTTCTGTAGCGTTCAAACATAAATAATTTTTTATATCATGATGGAGTTATATTATGGCAGCACAAAGAATTTTGATCATGGGACTTCCCGGATCTGGTAAAACATACTTCGCAGAGAGACTCAAGAAATACTTAGAAAACAATTCTAATATTTCAAACATGCCAGATTCTACAATGATGAAGTATGAAATTGCTCCTCAATACTGGAGAGCTGAAGTCAATTGGTTCAACGCAGACGAAATCCGAAAACGATATAACGATTGGGACTTTTCAAAAGAAGGTCGCATTCGTCAGTCACTTCGCATGTTTGAATTTGCAATCAAAGCATCTGGCGATTACGTCATTTGCGATTTTGTTGCACCATTACCAGAAATGCGAAATAACTTTAAAGCTGACTGGACAATCTGGATTGACACGATTGATTCTGGTCGCTACGAAGACACAAACAAAGCATTCATTGATCCAGAAGTTTATGATTTTCGTATCAATGAAAAGAATGCTGACAAGTGGGTGGACTTCGTTGGATCTCACATTCTAGAAAAGAAGCGTAGACCAACATTCGATTGGCAAAAAGAAACAGTTCAAATGCTTGGAAGATGGCAACCGTGGCATGCTGGTCATAGAGCATTGTTCGAACGTGCAATTGCAAAGACTGGTCAAGTCGTAATTCAAATTCGAGATTGTCAAGGCTGGCAAGGAAGCAATCCATTTGCAATTGAACAAGTAAAAAATTTCATCAAGCGTGACTTAGATCCAATCTTTCAAGGTCAATACGAAATTCAAGTCGTTCCAAACATTGTAAATATCACATATGGACGCGACGTTGGATATAAAATCGAACAAGAAACATTTGATGAATCAATTCATTCAATTTCAGCAACTAAGATTCGAAAAGAATTGGGAATTGCGTGAACAAATATCATATCAGATTTAACACAAAAAATAATGGATCAAATTTAGTATGGAGAGTGTTTGAAAATGGTGTCGAACATTTAGCATCTGAAGTTCGTATTCTTGGTGGAGAAACTTTCACCGAGCGTACAGAAGAACATGGAGAAACTAAATGGAACATTGCTTGTTTTGGTAATCTCGTTTGGAAAGATAGCGTAGCATTCATAGTCTCCGAATTTTATAAATAGAACATGAAATTTATAAGGGGAAGAAATGAGTACCAGCAAACCAGCATCAAGAGAAGAATTCAAACAATTCTGTCTCAGAAGATTGGGCGCACCTCTATTAGAAATTAATATTGCAGATGAGCAATTAGAAGACTGCATCGAAATCGCATTTTCATATTATTATGATTATCATTACGATGCAACAGAGAAAATCTATCTAGCGCATCAAGTCACCGACGAAGACAAAGTAAACAAGTATATTCAAATTCCAGATGAAATCATTGGAGTTACAAGCATACTTGACGTTGGCGATAGTTATTCTACAAACAATCTTTTCAATCTAAGATATCAAATCTCTTTGAATGATTTATATTCATTCAACACAGGTCCGTTTGCGCCTTACTACATGGCGTTTCAAAACGTTGCACTTGCTGAAGAACTATTCGTTGGTAAACAGTCCCTTAGATTCAATCGTCATATTAATAAACTTTATATTGATATGTCTTGGGATACTAAAGTCAAAGCTGGCGAATACATTATCATTGAAGGCTATAAAAAAATTGATCCAGACACATATACAGACATGTATAATGATCGTTGGTTGCAAAGATATTGCACAGCGCAAATCAAAAAGCAATGGGGCGAGAACCTTAAAAAGTTTGAAGGCATTTCAATGCCTGGTGGTATCACATTCAATGGGCAAAAGATTTGGGATGAAGCACTAGACGAATTAAATCAATTAGAAACAGAAATGATTTCTTCTTATTCGCTACCAGTTCTAGACATGGTTGGATAATGGCTCGCAATAGATTCTTTAATCAATACTCTCCGATTAAATCGGAGCAGTCACTAATTAGATCATTAGTTGTAGAGTCAATAAAGATTTATGGCGTCGATGCATATTACATGCCAAGAACCCATGTAAATTTAGATAAACTTTACAATGAAGATGGGTCTATCATTTATGATGATGCACTTGAAATGGAAATGTATATCAAAAGCTATGATGGCTTCATGGGACAAGAAGATTTCATCTCTAAGTTTGGATTGCAAATCGATGAGTCAATCACTTTTGTAGTTGCACAAAAAAGATTTATTGAATCATTGAAACCATTAATGATGAATGAATACGGATACAATGTTCTCTTAGAAGACGATAGTTATTTTCTTGCAGAGCAAGGCTACGATTACTCTGGAATTCTAAGACCTCGAGAAGGTGATTTGATTTGGATTCCAATGCTTGGATACATGTACGAAATCAAGTTCACAGAAAACATTGAAAACTTCTATCAATTAGGTGACGTATATACATTTGAAATGAGATGTGATAGATACGAATACTCTAGTGAAAGAATCGATACTGATGTTCCTGCAATTGATGCAATTGAAGATCAGTATAGTCTATCTACAACAAACTTAGAAAAATCATTACTTGAAGATGATACATTGCTATTGTTAGAAGACGGAGATTATGTCATTGATGAATCTAACGTTGTTCTTGCTTCTGAAGTTTCTGCAGACAATGTATTCATCGGACAGAAAATCATTACGGATGATATATTAGATTTCTCAGAGAAAAACACTTTCGCAGATTCAAGGACTTTCTAATCATGATGTTCGGACACGATTTTTATCACGGCACATTAAGACGTTATATTTTAATGTTCGGTAATCTATTCAATGAAATTCAAGTTGAGCGGGATGATGCCAATGGAGCAAAGATACAAAGCATTAACGTTCCAATTGAATATGGTCCGAAGCAAAAGTTCATTACAAGAGTTTTAACTGACCCAACTTTGAATAGAGAAATTTCAATCACAATTCCAAGACTTGGATTTGAATTCACAAATTTATCTTATGCTGGACAAAGAAAATTAAATAGCGCACATAGAATTGTAAAAGGTATCAATACTGGTGGTACTGACTTTGATTATGCATACACTCCAGTCCCCTATGATATGGATTTTACGTTAAATATTTTCGTAAAGAATACTGAAGATGGTCATCAAATTGTAGAACAGATTATTCCATTCTTTACTCCAGATTTTACTGTCACAATGAAAGTTCTACCAGAACTTGGCATAACAATGGATATTCCAATTGAATTAACAAACATTAATTCAGAAGACTCTTATGAAGGAGACTTTGAATCTCGTAGAGTACAAACGTGGGATTTAAATTTCACAGTCAAAGGTTACCTATTCGGACCACTCAACAAATTCAAATACATTGCTAATGCTGAAGTTAATACTGGATTTCTGATTGAAAATGCAATTGTAACCACTCAAACATTTAGTGGAGATGAATCTTTTACTATTACTGAAACTACTACTAGTATATGAAAAAAACTATAGATGAAAAATTGAATAGCATTTTTGAAATTCCATCAACAGCAGTTGCACAAGATGCAATCATTGATGTAATTCCTTCAAGAAATGAAGATCATCAAACAGTAGATTCTGATTATGAGTACGCAAGAGATAATCTTCGTGGTCTAATTGAGAATGGCAAAGTCGCAATGGATAACATTATCTTTCTTGCTAAAGAAGGTGAGTCTCCAAGAGCATATGAAGTCATCGGTCAATTGATTAAAACTCTTTCTGACACAAACAAAGATTTGATTGAATTAAGCAAGAAAGTAAGAGAAGCTAAAGGCAAAGATGTGCAACAGCAACAACCACAGAATGTAACAAACAATTCTCTATTTGTTGGTAGCACTGCAGAATTGCAAAAACTTATTAATTCTAAAAATGAATGAAACACCAAAGTCATATTTGGGCAATTCTTTACTAAAAGCATCTAATGTAAAGATTAATTTTAGTAGAGGAGAAGTTGAAGAGTATTTAAAATGTGTGAGTGATCCTATCTATTTTATAGAAAAGTATTGTAAAATTGTCACACTTGATCATGGTCTTCAATCCTTCAAACTATACGATTGTCAAAAGAAAAAAGTAAAGATTATTCATGAGAATAGAAAAGTCATTCTGATGGAAGGACGTCAGCAAGGCAAGACAACAACATCTGCTGCATACATTCTTTGGTATACATTATTTCAATCAAGCAAGACTGTAGCGATTCTTGCAAACAAGGCAAGTGC